GAGCTCATTACTGAGACTCCTACCCACTCACTCATGAGAGCGCGTGGGAGGGGAAGGTGGCGCCCGCCACTATCCAAGACGGGTTACGCTGGAATCTCCACTTTGGAGAACTACCAGGGATGGTCGATACAAAATCGTATCACTTTGGTATCCACGATTAATCCTATTACTTTTCTGCCTTTCGGCCGGAAGAATGTGGGTAGTGCCTTGCGCGCTAGGTTGACCAAACCTAGTTCACCTTGTACAGCTAGAAGCGCGTTTTGGCGCCTCGAGCAAAATTGTACATAAAGATGAGCTTCCAAGATCGAGCTCGTGAACGAGAAGATGAACGGGTAGTCATCCCTTTCATCGACCGTTTGAGTCATTGGTCATCACCGATTGCTTGTGCTCCTCGTGCTAAACGCATGAGAGCATCAAGTTCTTCGAGTGTATCCTTTGACAAAGAGTTATCAAGAGCTCCAGAGGACTCATGTCCAACTGTAGATCTTATAAACTCCACGAGATCATCGTGGTTACCCCTATCAAGTAGTGAGCTATATCGATTCATAAACCTATATAGTGGCCCTCGGGCTACTAAGGCTAATGTTGATATTCACTCATAAAAGAGTTGGGCCGTACGACCACCATCGGGACCACAAGTATCCTTGGTCGTAGGATCGTAGTCCCTGAAACGCTTGTACTGTGTAGCCTGCTCAATAACATGGATAAAATCCTGTAATAAGCTTTCTTCCAGTGCAAGTAGGGAGCGCTGTGCACGCTTTGTTTTTAAAGCTAGCACTTCGCGGTTGAAGATCCGTAATATGTCCAGTCTTTGACTAGATATAAAATCGGACAGAGCAGACTTAATCTGATCACCAATTTCAGTGCAAGGCCCATAATAATAGGCCCGGCCCTGGTTGGCAGAGGATGACGGTCTAACTCCGTATTTGACATCATCTTTACTAGCTCGAGATCATTCTCGAAGATAGAAATAGATGCCAAACGCTTCAACTACCTTCTTATTCCGATCCTCAGACCCTTTCAGGTTGAGGAAACAGTTTAAAAAGGTACCCAACGACCCTCATTTGAGGCTATTGTGGTGAGCTAGTAATCGCTTAAGTGTTAAGTAGGTAAACTCCATACGAGTAATCAGTGTAACTGATTCTCCAAAGAGTAAATCTACCGGTAGGGGAGATAAATCCCCTTCGGTCCTTTGCAATTTTGACGCAAACTCTATACCGTGTAGTTTAGAAGGCTTAACTCTCTTTGAGAGTGAGACTTCGACTCCTATTTCGGTTATGAGTGAGATATACTTCTGCGCGACTTCTGTAGAGTTGATGACTACGTCATCTCCTAATACAAGATAGTCGGAGAAATTATCAATCCCGCATTTGTGCGCTGCTAAGCGTACAATAACGTGATTCGTCAGTGCAAGTGAGGCTCAGGATGTATAAAGTCCTATGCCTTGGCCGACTGCATATCGAATGCACCTTTTATGGTGGAATGTTCGATGTACAGACAATCACTTAGTTGCAATTGTATAGGTAAATCCTTGTATAAAGTCAAACCAAGTATTGGCTAACTTAGGAGAACCAAACAATCGCATGATTACAGCTCGTTGAGGTTGCAACGGTAACCGATCAGTTGCAGCAGATAAATCAATCGATCAGATTTCAGGATTACGTCCTAATTTCTTACTTTTGATAATTTGCTTGGCATGTCACAAAAAGACTTTCTCTTGATAGAACGTACAATCCGAGTCTATAGACCGGAGGATACGAAATATCACATCATGTAAGGGTTTTAACCTGGCTTGTACAAGTCAGTTCCCAATAGCAATATAACGGATTTTACCGGCAGTTTGCCGAATCCATGTTAATTTGCCAAGGAAGCCTCCTATAGCATCAGTACCAGGAACAAAATGCTGTTTATCAGTACTTTGATTCCCGTTGCTTAATGCATTAGCAAGGTTGTTAAACTCTTTAAAGGAAGGTGAATGGATATTTATATCCCCACCAATGAGCCTTATCTCTTCGAG